CCTGCCATACCAGTAATGAAACCTGGTGCACCACCAAACGGAGCACCAATCGCAAAACCTGCAGTATAACCTACCAGTCCAGATAATGCATTTACAATAGCATTAATAGGAGACTCACCTAACATTGTATAGTTAACGACACCCAAGATGGCTGCAATGATTGCATCAAGACCACCAATCTTCATTGCTTTTGCTTTGGTGAGACCATCCTTTAGTTTTAATAAATTCTTATTCTTTGCTGCCCCCTTCACCATGCCCTTGATTGCTTTGACAGCTTCCTTGGGATTCTTAGCAAGTTTCAGCAACTTCTCAAGGGTTTTATTGCCCTTAACAAGTTTCTCCATCTTGCCCTTAAGCATACCTTTAACCTTATCTGCTAATTTTGCAGGGTTTTTAGCGAGTTCTACAATATCACCAAGCTTCTTAGCCCAAGCTGCAGCTTTCTCTTTTATACCACCTACTATAGAGTTGATATTCTTACTGAATGATTTTCCAAGGTCATCTGCCCATTGACCAAATTTTTGACCTTGCTTTCCAACCCATTCTGCACCCTCCGTTACCAAGGCTTTAGTTTGATTAATCTTCTTACCCGCAAAGTCTTTTATTCTACCAAACAATCCCTTACCGCCACCACCTGATATGAAACGATCTTTAAGACCTTTGACTAATCCTTTTCCCTTGTTCCAAAGACCTTTACCCCCTTCCCAAATCTTTTTACCAGTCTGACCGATATTCTTAATAGTCTTTTGTACATTCTGTACCGTTCTACCTACCTTTACCTGCAATTTCCTACGCATGGTACGAACACGGTCAGCAAATGATTTAAACTTTCTATTTTTAATTTTAGGTTTATTGTTAGGAGTTGGTGGTCCTGGTTGTGGTTTCTCAGCTATCGTCAATGCAGTGCCAAGCAATTTCATTGCTTTAACATCACTTAAGAGTTTCCATGGCATCAACATCCTAGATGCTAACCAGAAACTTGCCATTCCACCTATGATCTTAAAGACCCCAAACATTCCTTCGAATGCTTTCTCAAGATGCGTCTGACCTGGTTCTTTATCTCCAAATATATTACCAATACCCGTCAGAATAGAATCCATACCCCAGCTAACTAGGTTAAAGACCATCTTACCCATTGCTGCGAAGAATTTAAACAATGATTCTATTCTCTCAGTATTCTTCTTATCTGCAATCCAAGTAAAGAATTTATATGTAACAAATCCAGTCAATAGACTTCCTAGGAAACTTGCTATTGGTGCAAATGGTTGTAGAAACTCCTCCATCCAAGATAATTTCTTCTTGGGAACCTTTTCCGCTTTCTTTTGACCTTCTTCGTTTAACTCATCCTCATCTATCTCTTGTGCTTCCTCTGCTTCTAAATCTTCTGCTAAATTTTCTTCTTTCTTCTTTTTCTTTAGAGTCAATTTCCTCATGTCGAGTTTCTTATCGACCTCTTCATCCTGCTCTTTCTTTCTTTCTAAGAAATTATCAGAGAGAAACTCTTTCTGAAACTCCATCATATTGACGATATTTGCCAAGTTCTGACCAATACCAGTTAATGTACCACCAAGTCTATTATAAGCAATCGTCTGAGCTTTAATCTGCGTCCCAAAAGGAGTAGTTCCTCTTTTGGGATTAATTGAGATAAACTTTCTTACTGCTGCGGTTGCCATTAGAGACTTACTCTGTTCTTATTCTGTGCTTGTTTTCTTTGCTGCTCAACCTCATTAATATGTGCAATTAGAAGGTTGATATAAATATCCCTCTCCCAAGGCATCATATTTTCCAATTCAGTAAGACTATATTTGTGATGTTGCATCAATGCGAAATTAGTCTTGTACATGTTCTCAAGACTATCGTGCATCAATGCTACCCGAAAAAACTTGCAAGTCCCTCCAGTTTTAGATCACTCTTTTTCTTAGTCTTAGGATTAAATACGGTAATCGTATGCTCAAGTTTAGGCATAGTCTCAAAGAAATCTTGGATCTTAGAAAATTGATCCTGATTCATATCACCAATGAAATCATGTGCTTCTTTCGCTGTGAAAGAGTCATAGATCTCTTCTCCCTGATATACTTTGTCAATACATGATGCAGATAAGTCAAAAACGTCTTCCATAGTAGGGTCGTTCTTCATATTACGATCAATAAACGCAGTTAGAGACGGATATTTCATCTCAATCTTAATATCATCATCTATAGTAAGGATTCTTTTATGTTCCTTTGGTACATGTACCTCAATTTGTTCTAAGTCAAGTGTAACATCGACTTTTGTCTTTTTATCATCAGGGCATGTTACTTTAAATTCACTTGTTTCACCGACTGCTTTAGCACGGATTCTCAAAAACAAATACTCAATCTCAAAGGTAGGCAGTTTATTAATATCCTTCACATCGGTACATGCTTTGAGGATAGTTCTAACTGCTTTTGCCATTTCTTTCTCATCTTGAGTTTCCATTGCTATGTAAAGCAATTTCTCCTCTTTCACAAGAAATGGTCTATAACTGACTTTTGTACCAGTAACAGGTAGTACGCAGTCATAGTCAGGCACTGCAAGTTTTGGTAAAGGCATAATTTAATATATTACGATATTTTTATTTAGACACCATATTTGGAGAACTCTCCACCAGTCGGTATTGTCGAAGCAGTCACGTTCTTAGGTGCTGCTGAAGACTTGAGTCCATCAATGTTAACTGTGTCAAATCTATATCTTTCCATCTGGAACTGAATATTCAGTTCTAGGAGAGACCTAGCTTCATTATTTAGGGTCATTGTGCCTATGTTCTTTGGGAATACCCCATAACACTTATAGACAGCAGTCGCTTGATTCATTCTAAACTTATATTCAGTCCTATCACTTCCCTCACCTACTATCTTGTTTAACCATGTATTAGATCCACTCTCCCACTTAACTATTTGTAACTCTGTTACATATTGATCGTAAAATCCTACTGTATTATCTGCATCAGAAGCACAGTTATGCATCCATTGCTCAAAAAATGCTCTATGTTGGTTATCTTTAGTCACTAAAAAAGTAATATCTAAATCAGTTGGTGACTGTCCACTAGCATAACTACGGTTCATTCCATGCACATGAACTTCTGTAGTTGCTATATTTCTCGATGGAACAGTAACACTGGTTGCAAATAAACTAATATTCTTTCTTATATTTCTACCATTAGCATCTGAATCTAACCATGCTTGAGCAGGATATGCAACAGCAGCAGGTTGCAAAACTATTGGTACACTCATGACAATCTCAAATAAGTTGTTGCGTGCAGGTTCCAAATGACCCAATGCAACAGCTTCCTGAAATGTCTGAAAATAATTTGGACTATAATTAAGTTGATCAACTACAGTCGGTGTGCCTTCGAATGCCATTAAACTCTACTCCATATATGGCTGCTAGGAATATCCATCCACATTCCACCTCGCTTAATCCAGAATTTTTCTAGTGGCAAGGGGTTCCAATTAACAAATTCTTCCCTAGGTACTACTTTAGGGTTAGATACACTTGACATAAAGTATTTATGATAGCACTGCATAGGATATTGATATGCACCAGTTGCCCACATTTTACCTACTGACCTTCGGAAGTTTGGTCGTAGATAATGTAGATTACCACCTGTAAATTGTCCTTTATTGGTATCTCTCTCCGTTACCTGCACCATAGGATATTGATCATACCATGGTAATGGTGGTGATGGTGTTTGTGGACTGTATGAGAAAAATATGATGTCACCAGTCTTAAAACCACCATCATAGTCCTGTAACCCATAAAGTAGCTGTGAACGGTACCAATCTCTGCTCTTTGGTTGACCGCCCGCTAAATCCTTTACGTCGTTAAAAATGCTCATACCCTGAGTTCGTTTTCTGTTAATATCAAGAAACTCATACTACGATCCTTACAATATTCACCTGCAGCCTTCCATTTAGCGTTATTTACTGCAAAAGTCTTTACTTCTGATAAATAGGATCTAGTTACCTTAACCCTCTTATTGCGTTTCGGTTGCTGAGTTTGTGCATAAGGTTTAATCTCAATAATGCTTTTTGCGAGTCTTCCTGTCTTGGTTCTTGCCTTAACATAAAAATCTGGAAAATAACGATGAATGCGATTGTCCACAGGACTCCTGTAAGGAATAATAATTTCTTCACTACCCCACTCCAAAATGTTTTCGTTTCTGTCACAGTATAGCATAAACTTTTTTTCCCACAAAGACCTATAAATAATGTTAGTAGGATCCCCTTTATACTTTTTGTAATTAGTTGGTTTAAACTTTCCAGAATAAGACATGGCTACAGGCTCTCGATATATGTACCCAATGGTTCCACCCAGAGGACCTCTGAACAATGATGAAGACATCAGTGCAGGGAGACAATGGCCAGCCAGAAACATAGATTATCTTAAATTAACCATTTACGACCCAGAAAAGAGTAGTCCCTATACATACATAAACAATAACAGCGATACTCAATTTGGTACCTTTGGTGGAGGTACAGCGAGCGAAGATGCTATACATGCATCTATTTATCTCCATATGCCTCATCAATTAAATGAGAACTATCAGGTAAGATATAATAAAGCAACTTTAGGACCATTTGGTGATGCTCTTGCCACTGCTGTTAATTCTGTAGGTCAGGATTCCACTAAGACTATTGGTGATATAACAAAATCAGTACAAGGTGGTGCTAACGCTGCTGCACCTCAAGCAATCTTTAATGCTATCTCTGGTGCTTTTAACTCTGCTTCTGGTCTTGGTATAGACGCAAGTGTTAGTAGAGATCAGTTAACAGGGTTAACTAAACAAAGAGTTTTTAACCCATACGAAGAAACAGTATTTGAGGGAACTAATTACCGTAGTCATAGTTTTGAGTTTGACATGGTACCTAGAAACCCACAAGAAGTTACACAAATAAGAAATATCATATCAATGTTGAGAGATTCCATGCTACCTGGTATGGACGGTACAGTAAACCAATGGTTAACTATTCCTAGATTCTTTAAAGCATCTATGGTGAGGTATCAACCACCTGTAGCAGGGGGTGATATCTTAAATGGTGAAGAGAGACTTAATGAACCTGCAATGTTATCATATATTATGCAATTCCCTGTAAAAATGGTTCTTACAGGAATGGAAGTAAATCTAACTCCTATGGGTTCACATACCAGTTTGAGAGATATGGCATGGGGTGGATTTCCCATGGCAACAGGTGACGGACTAGATCAAGGTCCTGCTGCATATAAGATGACCCTAAACTTTGATGAAACTGCATTCATCACAAGAAATCTACTTGCAGGTGGTACTGGTTACAAGCAAGATTGGGATGGAGTTGGTGAACAATCTGAAGAGGCAAGTTTAATGGATCAATTTATTGCTGATCAAAATAGAATAAACCAAGCAAATGAGACTGTACAAGGGGGTAATACCTAATGGCATATTTTAGATCCCTACCTAACGTAAAAGTTAGAATAAAAAGTACTAGGAACAATAACGTAGAACCATACGTTGTTGCTAAGAATATCTTTAGAAGAATTAAACTTGTAGATGAGATACAGGGTAATGTATTAGGATTTGAGCAATATACCATTGGTAATGACGTAAAACCTTACCAAGTTGCTAACAATGTATATGGTAATTCTCAATATGACTGGATTATCATGTTATGCAATAATATAACAAATTGCTATAAAGAGTGGCCAATGTCAGAACATGAGTTATACACATATGTCCAAAAGAAGTATAATGGTGATGTAACCCAAGTTCACCATTATGAGACAAATGAGGTAAAAACCGATAAAGGTGAAACTATCCTAGAAAAGGGAATACAGGTAAATAGCGAATTTCGCTATTATAACTCAGATGGCACTATAGTCCCAAATGTCACATATCCTGTTTCTAACTTCGAATACGAAAGAACCGAAAATGACAAAAAAGCGAATATTTGGTTATTACGCAAAGGATACGTTGCTGACTTTGTTTCAGAATATCGCAATTTAGTCAAATATGCTCCAAATGACGAAGTTGGCGATGATGACGTTAAGATGACATGGAAAGCAGTGGAAGAAGTCTTTAATACTAAAAAAGACACATATACTACTCGTTACGGTGCAGTGCCAACTATCGAGTTTGCTTCTTCACAAGAATTGGTCAATAGAACCGTTACTGTCGAAACTACAGAATCTGGTGCACAGATCAGAACAGTAGATACTACAAATACTGGTCAGAACAGTAGTGGAGTTACAGCAGGTACTACTGATTCATCATCAACTCAATCAGGTAGTAACTACTAGGTATTAATACTTATATCGACCCTACAGACAAAAAAATACCCCGAATTTTTTATCGGGGTTTTTTAGTTTCTAAAGGCGAATAATATATCACCCTCCGTCTATATCACATCCAATGGTAGCACCAGTCACCACACCGAGTGGTATTGCCCACCATCTTCCGTCTCCTCTTGATAGTGCTGCACCTGCTGCACCACCTAAGATACCACCTGCAATCTTACCATCGGTACAATCATTGTTATCGTACTCTATAGTAGTCCGTCTTGTGTACCCTGAGTCATTCTTACATGGTACTTCGACTTGTTCATGCCATGATCTAATAAATCCTGGTTGATCTGCTGTACCAGGTGTATACTCTTCACGATATTCCTCTCGGAAACACGTTCTATCGACACTGTGTCCACCTTGAGAACTATCAGGTCCTCTGTGAGGTGCAGGTCGTTGTGAATAATCTGTCCAAGTATGGGGTCTCTGAGAGTCCCAGATACGACCAGTTGATGCGTCGTAATAGGACTCTGCTGAGACTGCCACAGGACTAGCAAATAAAAGTGCTGCTAGTGCTAGTTTCATTAATCCTCCTCTGCTAATCGAGAGAAATATGCGAGGTCTGGATCCTCGTCTGTCTTTAATGATTCTACCGCAGATCCAAACCCTTTGCTAGGGGTTGGGGTCTCTTCTGCAACTGTCACAGGAAGTTCTAGTTCTTCCTCCTCTACACGAGATTGTACTCTCGCTTTTCCTTTACCAAGAACAAGGTTGAGACGCTTCTCAAGATCCTCATAGGACTTAAAGTTCTTAGGACTTGTGAACTCTACCAAGGAATATTCTTGGTTGTAAATCTCTTCCAGTTTACTATCATCATAGTCACCTAGTGTTGATGGGGAAGCGAACTCGGAACGATCATAGTTCCAGTATCCATCTTGCTTAACAATCTTAAGTTTAAAGTCAGCACCCTTCCAGAAATCGAATGGGTTGATGGGTTCTTCATCCTCAAACTGAGGTTTCATTGC